TTCCGAACGGAAGATTCATTTGAACACCAGCATCATCTACTCCAGCCAAAACATTTGTGCTAGTTCCAATAGTGGCTTGTAAATTATTGACTGCAGTTTGAGCAGCATCAATAGCAAGGTTTGCTTGTGTTAGTTCTGTTTGTGCAGTGGCTTGTGCAGTAGATGCTTCTGTTTTTGCAACTACGGCTTCAGATATTGCTGTCTGAGCCTCTGTTATTTGTGTTGTTATATTATTTATAGCGGTAGTTGCAACAGTTACTGTAGCCTTTGCATCTTGAACTACCTGAGAACTTTGATCTATTGTAGTAACAGATAAATCAACATTACTAATAGTATTAATAGCGGTTTGAACATTATTTATTTCTGTATTAGCCAAAGATATTTTTGATGCTACCTCTGCCGTTACAGATTGGGCTTGAGAATATTCGGTTTGTGCTTGTGTTATTTCAACCGTAGCACTTGCGGTGGCATCTATAGCCTCTTGAACGGCTGTAGTGGCTGTTCCAAGGGCTGTATTAACTGCTTGTTGTGCAGGGCTAACAATAACCTGTTCTTGATTTTCTGTAGCATGAGCACGATCTGGAGCCATAATTCCAAAAATTGTTATGCATAACCCTACCCCAAAGGCTAATATTAGTCTTCGTTTAAGGTTTTTCAATTGAGTGGTGGTCTCCTATGTGTAATTATATTAGTAATTATACCATTTTTAAATCATAAAAAAAGAGGGTAGAAATTAATCTACCCTCTAATTTAAGTTAAGTTATTACTTAATTTTTAACTTTTTCATGATCTTAGCGATAAGAGCATTAAGAGCCACAATCTTTGCATTTAATGCATCAAGTTGTGCCAATAATGCTGCATTTGCAGTAGCATTTGCATCCAATACATTTGCAGTTGTTGATAATGCAACCTTCTGTGCTGATAAAGCAAGTCCAGCAGCAGTTCCAGTTGTACCTGTAACTGTGAATGGACCAGCAGATAATGGAGCATATAGGTTCCATGTTGCAACTCCGCCAACAAATGTTGGAGTCTTAGATCCAACCAATGTTGCTCCACCTAGTTGAGTAGATGAAATTAGGTCTGCTGACAATAGATCAGTATATGAAGCGCCACTTGCAGCAATATCTGAGATTGGCTTACCTGAAGCATCTACTGCCTTTAAAGTAAGTTGAACTTTTTCTCCATTGATATAAGATTTTTTATCAAATGATAAAGTAACAGATGATGCTACAGAACTTCCAATTGTAACAACTGTGCTTGTTGAAACTGTAGGAGTTGTTGTTGCATTAGCAAATGTAATTGCAACGTCTCCAGTAGCAACTCCATTAATAGCAAAATATGCTACTCCATTAGTAGTTGTTGTTGAAGCAGAAACTGTTGCTACAGATGTAGATGCTGAAGTAGCATAAACTGTAGTTCCATTAGATACTGGATTGCCGTTTGCATCTTTTACAGCAACTGCAACACCATAAGATGTTGAAGATCCATCAGTTCCGTTAGATCCAACACGGTAGACTGAAAAACCTTTTGTTGCAGTATAAGTTGCAGCATCTCCAGCAAAAACAACTGTCTTAGTTGCTAAAACTGTAGAGCCACTTGAAATTGTAATTGTTGATGTTCCTGATGTTCCATCTCCAAATACGTTTACAAAATATTGTCCAGCAGTTCCTGTAACAGCACGACCTTGTGAGGCTGCATTAGCCTGTGTTGTACCAAGACCAATCATTCCTGGACCAGCAACAGTTACTGTTAATGTTCCATTTGTAATGGCATTGTTATTTCCATCTTTTGGTGCTACAAGAATATTAGCAACTGCATTTGCTGCTGCTGATTGAGCAGCCTTTGCAGCAATAATTGATACAGAATTAGTTGTTGCATCTGGTGCAGCAACTCCTACTGCAGAATAAACTGTTGTGTATGACGTAGATACTGATAAGGTACCAGAAGCCGTCCATGAGATTGTTTTAATTACTGGGGTTCCTGGAATTCCAGTACCAGCAGTAATTGGAGTAACAGTTACTGTAGATGTGCCAGCAGTAGGGCTTGAAATAATAAGAGTTGAAACTCCTGCGCCTACGTTGCTAGTTGTAATTTGATAATAACCATTAACTGGCGTTAACAGGGTAGTATTTGATCCTGCAGATGCAGATACAATTGAACCCACACCAGACAGGGTAACAGTTGCTACCGTGCTCGTGTCTGTATTAATTGTAAGAGTTGCAAAACCACCAATAACCTGAACACCGTTTGTAGTGTCGTACATTGTTGTATTTACAATTGTCGGAGCAGCGTTTGCTGGCGTAGCGACAAGTGTAGTGCTAGTCAAGGCTGCAGCGATGACAATAGCAATTTTCTTGAATGAATTCATTTTTCTCCTTGTTTGTTTATATTAAGTTTAACTTATCTAGAAAATCCTTAACATCGTTAGGCATTTTCCGATTATCTAAGTCTACCATATGTTGCTGTTTTTCTGCAAGTCTAGAAGAAGACCCCCAGGTATGAACCTCTATCTCTATATTATTATTCTTTATTGTGTGAGATATTGCTCCAAATACCGCTCCACAAACAGCATCTGCTAGATCTTTAGATTTTTTACGGGGGTGGTCTACCCTGTTACCCTTCATAATTTTTAATTCTGACATTTCTTCTAATAATAGTGGAATCATTGGAATAGCAACACGCTCTTCATAAATCATCATGGCTAAATCTTCATAGTGTTTTTTAGCAACTGAAACTGTTTCTGTTTTAATTCCAACAGCCTGTAGTTCATTTTGAATATCAAATGATTGCCAACGATCAAAAGATACCATGCCAATATTAAAACCTTCTCTACGTAAATTAATAATCCATTGCTTTACCTCTGATAGGTTTACTGGACCCTCTGCTCTTGGTTCCCACCAAGCGACAGCGTCAACAACAACAATTGGTGCAACCTGTTCATAATCTTTGATGACTTGGATATTAACCCATTTATCAACATGTGCAATAGCAACAGCACACTTGTCATGCTTCTGAGCAAGGTCGGCATGAATATAATAAACTTTTTCTGGATCTGGTTTAAAGGTTTCATCAAACCTTCTAAATGAATCTATTGGATTTCTAGTGTTCATACATTTTTCTAATTTCTCTTTTTGTTTAAAGAACGCATCTGATGCAAATGTTGGCATACATGCAAAACGCATCATTGCATCTCCAATATCTGTATAAAATGCTAATTTAAAATCATCTATTTTACGAGTAGGGTTTACTTCCCATGTTGGTCTTTTAAAAGCCAAAATCTTTGGAACTTTATAAGAAATAATATTATCTTCATCCCAGTTAATTTCAAATTGATTGCTTGGATCATCATGGGGTAGATCTTCATTCATAATAAAAACATGTTTCTTTTCAATAGTTTCTTTTTCTGCAATAACATCTTCATATCTTTTAGAAATAAAGTCACCTTGATAACGAGGGAATGAAAGTAAAACCACTTTACCTAAATCTGGAAAACGAGAATCTACAGAACCACGAAACGCTTTATAAATATTTTCTGCAGTCTTGCCTTGTTCATTTCCAGTTCCAACTTCTGATGCAAAACCAGAAATTTCGTCAAGCACTGCAAGCAACAAGTTTAATCCTTCATGTGATTCTCTTTCTGAATGTCCAGAATAAACTGTAATTGATTTATCAAATTCTACTGAGTCTGCTTTAGCATTATACTTACCTGCAAACCATGGTGATTTTTCAATTTTTGTTTTAAATCCTTTAAAGAAAACATTTTTAGCCTGTTGTGCGTTAATAGCAACGTTAATTAAATCTATTGCATCTCCACTTGGTTTTCCGAAATATCTTGCAGGATCTTTGAGACATAATAACTTATAAACAATATAAGCGCAAGCAACAGTAGAGGTGAAATCTTTACCAGAACCTTTGCCCAATTGTAGGATGATTTCGTTTTTTGTGTATTTTTCATAGTATCTTGCTCCTTCTACAGATCCATATAATTCTTGTAAGTCTTCTTTTTTGTATACCTGGCTCATTGCTTCTACAATGTCATATTGAATTGAAGATAGGGGTGGTTGCCCTAAATAGTCAGAAGACTCTACAAATGTCTTAGCATCTACTGGCTTTTCTTCAAAGTGATTTTCTTTTAGTACTTCAAGAAAGTCATTGAACATCGTGGACAATTGTAATCACCTCTCCTTCTTTAGCAATCTGAGAAAGGCGTTGCATAATTAAATCACGAACCTCTGGGTGTGTTGAAGCAATCTCTCTAAGAATTTCAACTAGGACTTCTTGCCGTCTTTCAATTTGAACCATCTCTTCTGCAAGTTCTTTGTTTTCTAACAAACCAGCCTTTTGCAACATTTCAATTCTAGATTTTTCAATATCCATAACCAACTTAATTGCTTGAGTCTTTGCGCTAAGATTATTTGTCATTGATGCTTCATCAATAACCTCATAGGACTTAGAGATAAGTTTACTATAATGTGTATCTGCAGCGGCAAGAGCCTCTTTAGCACGAGCACGAATTGCATCATTGGCAGATGCCATAACCTTCCACTCATTAATTAATGCGACAACACGAGTACGTGGAATGTCTAACTCTTTAGATATCCTTGTAGGATCTTGACCTTTAAGGTATTCTGCTACAACTTTATTTACTTCATCTAAATGTTGAATTAATTCTGCCTCAGTTGACATTATATTTTCCCTCTAAACGATTAATTTCGTCTTTAATATAAAATATTGCTTTTTCTAAATCCTGAATTGTTTTTGCTTCATCTTTAAGACCTGCCCTCCATAAATATTTAAAGGCATTTCCAATATTAAAATTACGATGACGTGTAATTTGTATACACTCAACTCCACTAGGATCAGTCGTATAGTGTAATGGGTGATTGACTTGATCAACTGTAATGTTTAAATTATTACTCATCGTCTTGATTTCCTTAATCCAAATTTTGCAAGGTATACATAAATCGTTTCTATGCTTGCCCCACACTCTTTAGCAATGTCTTGTGGAGATTTTTTATCTATAAGATATCTCTTACGAAGCCAAATCTCGCTTGTATACAGTTTACCAGCCATAAGATTATTTGTCAACCTCAACATCCTTAATATCATAATTATAGGCATTGGAGTCTTCTAAGACCCACTTATCATAGCCTTCAACATCCCATTTATTAGTATTAATAAGTCTTTCTATTACCAAATCTTTTTTTGTTACAAAAGATGGTTCTTTTAATCTTACTCTATTATTTGGCTGAATGGCAAAATTACCATCGTCTCTTTCAATAACATGACCACATTTATGTTGGCCTGGACTTTCTGAATATCCATCATCTAAAATATTGCTTTCTGGATTATGCCAGTCTAAAGTAAATAAATATTTTCCAGAAATATTATTTTTATTTCTATCTACATAAGACATCCTCATGTTACTTAAATTTTCAAATTTAGTAACAGAGACATATGGGCTAAAAGAATTCCATAAAACTAAATTATATAAAGGTTCTTCTGTAATGTTTGGTTTTGTACAAAAAGCATTAATTGGCATTCTCCACCAGATACCACCGTCTTCCATTAAAAAATGAAATAGTGGACTTCTACCTTTAATAGTTGACACACCAAAAATAACACATGGGAAATACTTATCATGACTATCTATTTGATCTCTTAAAAAATTTCCACGAACATAGCATTCTATTGGTGGTATGTTTGCATTTAATTCTGGCATTACTCTGTTACCCCTATTGCCTTATTCCAGTTATTAATAGCCCAATGACCGATGCCACAAGCATCAGCAACGTCATTATCGTTAATAATTTTATCATAATTAATTTCAATTAACTTTATAGTCCTTTCTTTTCTAACTTGTCTTTCATATGTTTTATACCAAGAATCTGATTTTCCAGGATTTTTTAATCTAATACCTAGTTGTTCTTCTTTAGTTAATTTTTTGTTTCCTAAATAATTTTGCCATGTAATTGGTGCCACAGTACCAATTTGTTTTGTACCAGATAAACCTGCTGCTCCAAGTAAAGCGCCTTGAACCAATGCAAGATCTGCAGCAGTTTTAGGACTATTCATAAAAACTGTATGCTCAATTACTATTGCTTCAAATCCACCAGAGTATTCAAAAAATGCTTTTGTTTTGGCACAGGCATCCATTACTTTTTCATAGTTTGTATTTCCTTCAAATTTTATTTTTCCAAAAGTATTAAGTTTTTTATTATTAAATAAAGCAAAAGCAAGACTATTGGTACTAGCATCAATAGCACAAATACTATTAGGTTGAGTAAAATTAATCTTGTTCATAATCAAAAAATCCTTTTATTTGTTTTAACATTTTATCAACTTCTTTTTTACTTATATTACAATTAGAACAAAACCCAGAGTCATTATATATTGACAGTTGTTCTCCACAACCACCAAGACATAATCTCTTTTTACCTTTTCTTTTTTGTCTACGAGTTATTTGATATCTTTCTGCTATCTTTATTTTAGTAGCCTGCTCTCTACAAACATCTCCACAATAAATTTGATAACTTACTTTAGGGTCAAAAACCGTATCACATCTATCACATAGTTTCACTTAATTCCTTTAGAGATTCTATCTTAATTATTCCATCTCCAGCCTCATCGCATGTTTTTCTTACTGGACACTTTTTACAAATCTTGGCATTACTTCTATAATTTTTAATAGGTAGTTGTTTGTTTTTCCAAGCATCAGAGATAGATTCCATCCACTCAAATGTATTGTCTATCCATCCTCTGTAGTGATCGTTTACCTCAATAGGAAATAATAATAGTTCATGATTATTTTTATTCTCATAAATAATAATTCCCTTAGATCTTTTTAACACTTTCATATATATTAAAGTTTGTGCTACGTGATCCTGTTTAGGTTTACCCACTCTTTTTCTATATTCAAATGCTTCATTATTTTGAGTCTTTATTTCTCCAACAATTTCTTCATCGTTCCAAACAATCATGCAGTCTCCGTAACCAAAAATTGGAGGGTTGGAACTAATAACCTTAAACTCTGTACTATCTTCCAGTTCTTTGGTTTTAGGATTTTCTTTTTTATATATTTTAACAATGCCAGATTCCAGCAATGCTTTTTCAATTCTGCTATGAGACAATGTTCCGCTACTCATATTTGCTATATCATATGGCGTGCTATAACTTTCAAATATGGCTCCCTCAAAAGCAAGGTACCAATATCTAGGACACACTCCATTTCCATCACTATAGGTTAGTGTAGATGGTGCAAAAGTTTTTTTAGTCATAAACTTAGGATCTTGATTTGCTAAGTATCCATTATTAATTTTTTCTGCTATACCAGCAACATCAAATGCTGGCTTGGGCAAACTATCGTTTTTAATCATAATACTTTTTAATAAACTTTTTGTCATTTTTATCCTTTGTTTTCTATTAATTATAGCAGGTTAGCGCATTATGTATTTAAGCGCTGATACCAAATCATTAATTGCTTCTGCTGCTGTAAAGTATATATTTTTCTTTGCCCTGTCAGATTTATCAACATTGGCCATCCAAGTAGCCTTAAAAGACATTTTTGCTGCAATAGCCTGTAGTCTTACAATCTCAAGACTAGCAACTTGCAATGGAATGTCTGGTTTAATAATAATTTTTGCAATCATTGTTAATGCAACTGTTAACTCTTCGTCTTGCATATAATCGGCAATTTCCGTTAAACCATTTACCATATCCAAGGTTGTTCCTGTTGCTTGTTTTTGTTCTATCACTTTATTGCCTTTCCGTTAATTGTTCTAACATATTCATTTCAATTATAGCAAGCCTTACCTTTGTGTTACCCTCTCCAAGAATTACAATAATTGCTGGAGACTTATCTTTACCAGCCTGAATTGAATCAGTAACTGCTTTAGCCCATACCTCTTTGTTTATAGTAAATGATTTACTTGCTTCTTTAAAATCAACAACAAACTCTCTCCAAGTAGCATCACCCTTTTGTGTGTTTCTACCAGAGTTTTTATGTTGCTTTGCACCTATTCTTTTTGATTCATTTTTTTCACTCATTTATAAAATCTTTCTTTTTTTTCTTTTGTGGAATTAATCCAACTTTTGAAATATGTTTTTGTGTACACATCCACGTAGCCTCTCCACTTTCTTTCCAATACCTTAAAGATGTTACAATCTCTTGACAAGTTTTACATGGCCACTTGCCAGGATAAACAGTAAACTTAGATTCAAGCATTAACTATTTTTGCCTTAAGTTGTTCCTGTAAATCTAAATCTTCTTTAACACGATTTATAAAACCATCACGACCTTGCACTTTTGTGCCATCATCTAGTTGATACCATGCGCCAGTTCTATTAACTAATCCCATAGCCTCTGCAGTATCTACTAAATCTCCTATTGCATCAACACCAATATTGTCACCTCTAAAATAAAAATCATACGCACCAGATTGAAAGCCTGGAGATGTTTTAGAGAATTGTAATTCCCAACGAATTTGTCTGCCAATTTTTTCTTCAATTAACTTATCTCCTATTTTAATTTTTCCTTTAAGCGCTTGATTATCCGATTCGGAACTAAATAACTTAATAACGCAAGAAGAATAGAACTTAGTAGCCTGACCACCAGAAGGCTGCTGAGAAGTATACATAGCATTAATATTATTACGAGACTGGCTGATAAGAACAAGCAAAGTAGGCTTGACCTTATTATTAGCATAATTAAGCATTTTCCATGCATTACTAAAGTCACGAGACTCTGCTCCTATCTGTTTAGTATTCTCTAACGCTTTCATTTCATCTGAATCTTTTTCAAAATATATAGCAGGAAGCATTGAAGTAATTGAATCAACTACAATTAAGTCTACTCCAGCATTCATTAACCCAACACCTACGTCAACCATATCACTAATAGTTCTTGCTTGTGAATAAATTAGTTTAGTTGGATCTACCCCAAGTTGTCTAGCCCAATCTTCTGAATATGACATTTCTGAATCAATCCAAGCACATACCTTACCTTCTGCTTGGGCCAATGCGATCATCTGAAGGCACATAGAGGACTTAGCAGATGATTTGCTACCCCAGATAAGTACCTGGCGACCATATGGTAATCCACCGCCAAGAGCACGGTTTAATCCAAAACTTGGTGTTGGCTGATATTCAAAGGTAACACCTTCTCCAGTACCAAGTCGTTTTCTAATTCTTGGGTCTAACTGTGATAATACATCTTCTACATTAACTGACATTTATATCCTCCATTATTGTTGTGCCGTCTTTTGTTTTACCAAAACTAAACTTATAGGCTTTACCTTCTTCAATATGCATGTATGCTTTAGGAAATGCAGTAGGAAATACAGTTACTGAGTGTAGATCCCTTGCAGTATCTGCTAAAGTTAAAGAGGCCATTTTTTTACCAGTTTTTGTTATTCTTGATTTAAACGAAATAACAAACATTTCATCTTCTTTATATGGTAACTGCTTATAACTTAAAAACTTAACAAGTGCGTTTGAAGATGCTTTTATTTCGTCAACAGGAATTGCAGATACAATCCTATTGTCATTGCTAAGAACCAAGTAAGTACGACCCGTCTCAATAGTCGTTCCTTCTTCATCAAATATACCAACACTCCCAGTTTTGTCCAAAATTTCAACTCTTGACCATCCCTTTCCTCTTTTTATTGACTTTACCATACCCATTAAAATAAAAGAACCTTTTTCTTCAAAGTCTTCAATTGGTTGAATAAATGCATAATAATGAGATGGAATAGAAATATTAAACTCTGGAAGATTTAAATATTCATAAATATTTTCTTTAATTTCTTCATCATTACGTGGATTATCAGGAAATGTTGCAGCACCAGTTAACTTTAATGCATTAAGTGCTCTACTATTTACTCCATTTCCTTTTGTAAAAGTAAACTCCTCAAGTTGTTTATAACTAGCAAATGGTCTTGCACTAATATATTTTTGTGCAATGTTATTAGAAATAAATTTAATACCAGTTAAGCCGAAGCGAATACCTTTACCCTCAATTTTAAAATCTAAATCTGAATCATTAATGTGTGGTAGTTTAATTGAAATACCCATACGCTTTGCTTCAATTAGATATTCCGTTCTACCATCTTTATCTTTTTCATTTTTAAGAAGGGCAAACATAAACTCAAGTGGATAATAATATTTTAACCACGCCGTCCAATACGATAATGTAGAGTAAGCAACCGCATGACTTTTGTTGAACGAATATCCCGCATGCTCTTCAAAGTCTTTCCAAAGATCCAAGGCTTGATTAGGAGATATGTACTTGCTCGCCCCAGCAACAAACCTATCTTGAAATATATTGAACTCTTTGGCATCTTTTTTCTTTCCAATGATCTTACGAACTTTATCAGCCTCAGCCATTGTCATTCCACCAAGATGTACGCAAGCCTGCATAACCTGTTCCTGATATAGGATACACCCATATGTGTCATTGGTAAATTCTTTCATAGTTTGGTGAATATAGGAAACATTTTGTTTTCCGTGTTTACGAGCAATATAGTCTTTACCAATAGTGTTCATGGCTCCTGGACGCACTAATGCGTTTGAGGCTGCTAACTCATTAAAGTTTTTTACACCCATCTTTACTAAAAGGTTCGTATATGGTGTTGCTTCACATTGAAACACACCTTTAGTATACCCGTCTGAAAGCATCTCGTATACTTTTGGATCTGCCATATCAAGAGATAACAAGTCAACATCTTTATAATGATTTTCTTTAATCATATCAATACAATCTTTTACTACACTTAAAGTTTTAAGCCCAAGTGCATCAATTTTAATTAGACCGATTTTTTCAGCCTCTTCCATATCAATACCAACAACTGGAATACGGTCATCAGATCCAGGAGAGGAGCGAGTTTCTAATGGTGCATATCTAAATATTGGATCTTTACTGGTAACAACACCAGCAGCGTGAATTCCAGTACCCCTAATACGACCACGCAACTGTTCTCCGTAAATCTCTACTTCTGGATATTTATCCCTAAACCATTGTGTGGTTTTAGATGTGCAGTATTCGTCCCATGTATCAACAAGTTTTAAAACTTTATTAACATCTGTAAGTGGAATGTCTAAAACTCGTGCAACATCTCGGACTACACCTTTATCTTTAAATTGAAGAAATGTTGCAATAGATGCTACATGTCTATATTGTCTAACTAAATAATCTTTTACTTCATCACGACGAGTATCTTGGATGTCTGTATCAATATCTGGAAAGTCATTACGTTCTGGATTAATAAAACGAAAGAACAACAGACCATGCTCTAATGGATCAATATCTGTAATGCCAAGAAGATAGCATACTAAAGATCCAGCAGATGATCCACGGCCTGGGCCAACTAAAATTCTTTCTTTCTTTGCCCAAGAAATCATATTTTGTACTACAAGAAAGTAAGGGGCAAATTTCTTTTCTCTAATAATATGAAGTTCTTCATCTAGGCGTTGTTCATAAATATCATTACCTAACCAGTTAGAGTTAAGTTTTTTTTCTTCTAGTGCAGCAAATGCTAAGTTTGCTAACTCTTGGTCTGGATTTTTATATTGAACAGGAAGCAAATTAAGGCTGTCCTTAATGTCATAATCTTCTACTGTATCTGCTAATAACATAGTATTTGAATATATATCTTCTCTATCAATACCTTGTTTTTCCATTGCTGCTTTAATTTCTTCATAGGAAAGAAGATGAATATCAAATTTGTTAAATGTTATATCACGATCATGACCATACAAATAGTCAAGTCTTTCCATCATATCTGTTTTCTTTTTAGATTTTTCATATGTTGCTTCTTTATTTACTTTTCCATGTGTATTTAAAATCAGTTTAAATTCTTGTACTTCTTTTTGTGATTCATCAGAGTGATGGCAGTCTGGAGTAACAACTACACGAATATTAAATTCATCTGCAAGTTCAATAAGATATTTGTTTATTTCTGGCGTATTGTGTGGCATCACTTCAATATAATAATCACTAGCAAAATTGTCTTTAAACCATTTAATGTGCTTTTTAGCAAGTGCAAATTCTTGTTCTTCTAATGCTTTAACAATAACGCTACTAGGACAGGCAGATGTTACAATAATGCCTTCTTTATATTTTTGAAGAATTGCAAAGTCAAACCTTGGTTTTTTAAAAAATCCATCTGTCCATGCAATTTCACTAATTTTATTAAGATTTTCTAAACCTTTTTGATTCTTGGCTAGAAGGATAATATGATTATAAACAAGATCTTGTTGACCTTCTCTTTCAGACTTATCTCTTTTATCAGATATGTCTGCACACATATATCCTTCTAGACCTAGAATTGGCTTAATACCCTTTTCTTTTGCAGAACGATAAAACTCTCTGTGACCAGAAAGTGTACCGTGATCTGTAATTGCAAGAGCACTCATACCCAACTTGCTAGCACGGTCTACATACTCTTGTGGAGTTGCTATGCCGTCAAATAGGGAGTAGTGAGTATGAACATGTAAGCCTGTGTAGTTCATCTTACCAATCTGTGTTGGTTGATGAAGTTACAGATGGAGTGTCAAACCCCAAATAAAATGCCTCTTGTTCAGCATAAGGAATTTTCTTTAGTGCTAACTCAAGAGCGTATGGCTTGTGTGCTGACCAGTCAAATGGTTCTTTATCTGGTGCAGATGGAATAAGTGTGTAACTTGTTTCAGTACCCTGACCGTTACGCTTTAACTTCCATGTAATATTTGAAATACTTCCTGTTTCAAGTGCGTATTCACGAATTGTGTTAAAAGCAGATTGCTTACTTACGCCCATTGACCAAATGGCTATGTATGGCTCTTCAATGCCATCATCTACTAATACGTTGCAATAGAAACGAAGACGTGCTCTCCAGCCAGCCTTTGGATCTTTACGATGCATTTCTTCAGCCCAGTCACGTCCTTCTGTTTCCATAGTATCTACAGCCTTGCGCTTATAGTCTTTTGGATTTGTGTGTTCTTTAACAACAAGTGCTAGTCCACGTTCTGCATTATAATTTGCAGAATCTTCATCAAGTTCTTCAATGAATCTAATCTTTGCAGATTGTCCATCGGCAAGTTTTAACCATCTTACCTTTGGAGAGTTTTCATCATATTTTGGTTTGTCAACTAGGGCATTAATATTTTTTAGTCCCTTTACAATAGTCATATTATTTTTTTCTCCTTATGTGTTTTATCTATCTTAACATACCAATGATGGAATTGTCAAACTGAAACTCCAGTTTTTTAATTGCATCATCATCCATGTCGCCTATATCTTTATATTTTTTATCTATGTAAACAGATGTAACAACAGGTCCAAGTTTTTCAATTAACTTGTCTCTCATTATTACGCCTGCATCATCGTTATCTGCAATCAGTACAATGTTATTAAAATATTTTTCTAATAACTTTATCTGTGCTGCAGAAACATTTGCCCCTAGCGTAGCAACCGCAGGGAATCCAACTTGGTCCAACCTAATTGCATCAAAAGATGACTCAACTACATATACAGTACTTGATGCCTTTATTCTATGAAGATTAAATAATACTTTGCCTTTTGCCAATCCTGGTGTATTCTTAAACTCTTTTCCTTCAATAGTTCTAGCAACAAACCCTATACACATTCCGTCAGGTGAGTGGATTGGAATCGTTACCGAATCTTGTTTTTCTGAATAACCAAGACTAAATTTCTCAATAGAATCTTTAGTAATACTTCTTCCTTCAAAATACCTAATTGCTCTTGGAGACTCTAACGCTTGGTTGTTTAATCTTTTAATTAATAATTCATCATATTGAACAAACTCTGGTTTTTCAATTAACGCTTTATTAACTGAATCTTCAATATTAGTTTCTTGTTCTTTTCCTTTAATATATCTAACTGCTTCAAAATATGTTCTATTAGATGTATACATTATGAACTCAATAAGTGTTTTTGTTGTTTGACATCCAAAGCAAAAAAACATTCCATGATCTTTTGATACTTCTCCAGCAGGAGTTCTATTATTATTGTGATATGGACAAAAGATAATATAATCGGTTCCATACTCTGCCTCAATATCAATTCCAGCACCAGTTAAAACACGACGAACTTGTTCTGCGGTATATATATCTTTAACCATTTTTATCCTCATAGTCTTTATAGCGATAGTATCCTCTATCAAAATCTACTTGAACTAAAAAATCACCCATAAAACCATTTCTATTTTTTCTAAATACGCATTCAATAATATCACTATTCGTAGCACGACCAAGAGCCATTACCCAGTCAGCATCGTATGCAATCTGTCTTGACCAAGCGGTTTGACCTAAAGTTGGTGGACTAGATAAATCTTTAACATCGTCTGGCGTAGCAGATGAAATAGCCATAATTGGAACCTCTTCGCTAATAGACATAAGTTTTAGTTCACGAGAAAGATTTTTCATACGTACTGTTTCATTATCTGATTTTTGATTTGGAGACATAAGTTGCAGATAGTCAACAACAACAAAGTCTGGTTTGTATTGATCAATTTTTCCACGTATAACGGAAGGGGTTACTTCTCCACCACTATCATTAGAAATAATATGAAACTCTGGTTTACCCTGTAATTTATCAGCATGCCACTTTTTAAGCATTTCAATTTCTACTTCACCATTGCTGAGTTTGCGATGTGACCAAAGACCTTCACCCATAATTGCAAATACACGATTACGAACTTCTGTTTCAGACATTTCAAGACTTATGACAAGTGGGCTACGACCCTGTTTCCAAGCCTGTACAGCGAAATACAGAGCCAACCACGACTTTCCAATACCTGGGTACGCAAGGAATACTCCTAGTTGTCCTGGCATGATTCCAGAAGGCAAATAGTTATCAAACCCTGGCAATCCAGTTTTAATTCCAACCTGTCCAAGATCTTGCATCTTTTTTACATTTTCAAAATAAGCAACTGCAGAGTCAAGATCTGTAACTTCAATATCTCTAATTGCAGCAGTATTTTTTTTAAGTTCTGATGTTTTAGTAATTAAGTGTTCAAGAGCATTGCTTCCGTTACCAATTTGAACTTCGCCTGCTGCATTTCGTAAAATGTCTTTAAGACTATCATTCAAATATTCTGATTGTAATTCTTCAAGATGATGCTTGGTTGCACCAACACCTTCTACTGGAGAAAAGTCTCTAAATTTTTCTATAACTAATGATGTGGGTGGAACTGATTGATTATTTTCTGAATACTGCCTAATAAAATTCCAAACATCGTTATGGGTTCTTAAAAGATTATCAACATTGGCTTGTAGTAATACGTGAATCTGTTTATCATTTAATACTGCAGTAATTAACTTTGCTTCTGTATTATTCACTGATCCACTTCCTTGCTAATGCTCTTCTCTCAGTTCTTTCTTTAATATCTTGTTCTACTTCTAGTTTACCATTAAGAATTTTTTCTGCATTATATGCAAAATAATTCCAAGAAGGTTCTTGCGCTATTTTAAAATAATAATCTAATAAGTCATAACATTGAGAAATACCATACGATTCAACAAGAGCATCTGCAGCCCATTGCTCAACGTTAAGATTCATATTAGACTTGGCTTCATACCTTTGTAGATGAAATTTATTATATCTACTTAGCAAAGCCATACGGTCTTTGCGTTCAGCCATATTACTCTTCTAAGAGTGATTCTTTAGCGTCTTTTACCTTTTGAACAACTTGATTTTCAACAAAGGTATAAACACGATCCATTGCATCATTAGTAGTTTCACCTTGACGGACATGATCTACTACTCCAAGATCAACCCTTAAAGATTGAAAATTTCCTAGATTTAATGTGTATCCTAATGTTGCTGATACTTTTGTACTGTTATCTTCCATACCCCACCATTTCTTATATTAAATATTCTCTGCCCACACAGGAATAAACCTGCCATCTTCTGTCTTCGTATATGTAAGTATACCGTCTCCCATACGTCTTGTCAATTCTTGACTTGTAGGAGTCATATTATTTGTTATAAGTCCATCTTTTCTTGGTTGTCCTATATGTATAGTAGCCAGTATAGCACGAATATCCCTTACCATGCTTTCTGAATAATATGATCTTATTCTAAATCCACGTTCACCATTTAATTTTGATCCAACTGGTAATGGAATCATACCAGTTTTCATTAACTTTGGCATATACTTTCTATGACGATTAATTAATTTAGCAGTCTCTGCCACAGTATACGCTCTTTCTCTATTTCTTCTAAAGTCAGTACGCAAACATGTTTCAAGTCTATCTTTAGTTATATTATAAAAAGATACCATGCCAGTAGAACGTGAACTATGATGAAGCCTTACAAGGTCTCCATTAAGAAACCATATTTTTTTATTTCCTTTTATTACAGTTTCGTTATTGTATGCTTGGCTCTGAATGATTCCTTTGCTAGTAACCATTTACCTTCTTCGCTCTCTGTTGGCGGATGAAAAAATTTTCTTAATCCACATATAACACAGTATGTTTCCATATGCTGGGTACTACTGTATTGTCTATCAACAAATACTCTACCCTTGCATTTTTTGCAAGTAATCATTAATTTTTCCTTAGTTTGGTATACCAATAATAATTAAATGTACTGATAAGGATAGGTCTCCTGAAGCACCAAATCTTACGATACCCTCAACCCTTGTTTCTGTAACACTTTTTAAAATAATATTTACATTTTGACCTGCTGGAGTTTGACCAGTATTAACTGGTGTTGCTGAAACAATAGGTGGATACTTGAAATCTTTAAAATCATAGGTAAAAGTTTTTTCGTTTCCTGCTGAAACAGTAGAGTTGTTTGCTACTTCAACCAAGCCACCAACAATTCTTGAATTAGAAGTTTTAACCTCTTTTTTACCTGCGCTGGCTGTATCAATAACAGTATTATTAGTTACCTTAGAAGCAACCTGTGTAGATAAATCGTTTACTGCTTCAACTAATTGATATAAATATGTAACATCAAGAGGTTGCCCTCTTTCTGGTAGTGGTACTTTAGCCATTATTTCCTCCTATTTAAGTATATCATTATATCGTGTGTGGTCCATCTTCATAAACAAGCAAAAATGAAGAATCCCTTGATATTGGATTACCCTTTAAATAAATTTCAGTTGATAGTCTATTTGGTGCAGATCCTTGAATAACTCCATTAATTTTATATGTTGATGGTATTGGAAATGAGATATTTGTTCCATCTATTCTTTGTTTATAGATCCAATCACCACCATCATTTCTATCCCATCTAACCCAAACATCATATTCATGTGCTTGTCTAATAACATTTCCATCTTTAATTATTGTTACAGCATCCCATGCTTGTTGAGCAATACTTCCATTTTTATTAAAAACAATATCTCCAAGAGTATACGTATATCCTGGAGTAATTTGAACTATTGGAGACCACTGAGATTTTCTATTTTTATCGTCTGAAACAATTCTATACCTTACAGAGTAACCCTCAATTTCTGAATTAACTGGTGGCAAGTTTGCTTGAGAAATTTTTATTTTTTTTATACCTGCATCAGCCATTATGAAATCATTCCTCCAGATACATCTACTGAAAACCTAAACTCAATATAATTATTTGTATTTGGATTTTTAAGTATTGTTGATGCATCTGAGGTCTGTATTACTGAATATCCTGTTAATCCATAAAGTGGATTTACTGTTGCAATATTTTCTAATTTTATAGCATCTAATGCTACAAAATAATTATCAGAGGGAACTCCAGCATCAATAACGCAAGCGTATATTTTTACAACATCTACAGCATTCCATGTAAAATTAGGACTTGTAACTAGTTCTTGTAGTTGTTTTTTTACAACAAAATATCTTTCTGTAGAAAAATCATAATTACCGCCACTGCTGTCATCTACAACTTCTGCTTCAAATTTGGCATACTCTGCTGTTTCAGTTTCTGTTGATGCAAATTCAACTAAAATTCTTACAGATTCTGGAGTTGCTACAGAATTTCCGTCTCTATTTATCAATGAAAAAGCAAGTCTTAATTCATCTGTTGGAGAATTTTTTGTTAAATCAAGATTAACACCAGTCAGGTGTATGTGGTTTGAACCAGCCTCAACTACAAAATGATCTTGCAATGGTCCACTGTCTGTTTCTATTGTAATGTCTGATTCATCACCTGTAATTATTACTACATTGTTTAAAAATCTTGGTCTTTCATATCTTTCAAGTCTTGGACTTTTAAAAAATATTGGATCATCTGCGTTAGTTTGAAAAGCAGGATTTGGAAGTGAAATAATATTATTATTTTCAGGAAAGTCAAGTGCTCCTAAAAATGTAGGAAGACCAGACACTGAATCGGCAGTATGATATTGCCAACCTTCAGATTGCGTAAATGCAAAGACTGTTTTACTATCATATGCTCCAGCAGATGGATTGGATCCTGCTGAATAAATTCCAACTTCAGATATTTCATATCTTTCTTCTGTTGGTAGTTCTGCTGTAAGCACAATTTTATCAACACCATCTTCATTAACAAATCCCCTAGAAGAAATTGGAACACGAAACATTTCAAAATCTAAATTTGTTTTTGTTGAATAATCACCTATTGGATCTCCAGTAGTTAATGGGGTTGCTCCACAGCCAATAGCAATATATGAAGCATATGCTGGTGCTTGACCAAGCAAATACTTAGCAATAATAGTTTTACCAGTGTTTGTTATCATGAGGTTATTTCTCCAAGGTTTATCTCATATATTGTACCATTTAACGTAATCTCTGTTTCAATTTGTTCATCATTGTTTAAATTAATAAACTCAATAACTAAGTCCCCTGTTACTGAATCTATATATATATTTTCTCCATTTTGCCCATTTCCTTCATTAGGGATTCTATCTTCTAGTTTAATTGAAAATCCAGCAAAATACCTATCTGCAGTCTGTTGAAGACTAATAATATTATTTGGATTATATCTTTGTTGTATATTGGATAAATTTTTAATTGGCTGATATGATATTTTTTGTCCATTAATAATATCAGATCTTGTAATACTTATTAACTCTTGTCCGCTAAGATTTTCAAATATTAAATCAAACATTTGATCTTCATCTATTGCTTCTTCATCAAATAAAACAATATCTGGAGTTGCAGTTTTTATTGGTGGCGGTGGTGGAGTAACTACCACCGTTGTGGTTGGAGTTGGCGGTGTTGGTGGTACACTAACATTTTCAAAAGATGGTGGTGATGTATTTTGAAAAGTTGGTTCAGATACAACAATTGGATTTATAATTTCTGGTTTAAATGCTGGTCCAGGCCTTGTTGAGGGTGTTGGTAAAGGTTTTATAATTTCTGGTTTAAATGCAGGGGTTGGAGCAATATTGCTAGGAATACGGCTTTCTCTTACATTAGCATTAGTAGTTTTAGATACAGTTACTTTAGACTTTCCACTACCCGAATTTTCTCCTGGCACTTTATACCTCCGCCAAATAAATATTCATGTCTGGACCATTTATTTTTCTTGTATATTCAATATTATATACTACAAATCTAGAATTTTCTGATGTTACTAAATCTAAATTATCAGAATTCTTATAATTAATTTTTACAATATCACCTAACTGGATAGTTGGAGTAGCAAATATTTTTAACCCAATTGATTTTTTAGGTGTCATTATTTTATCAATAACCCAACCCATTAAGTTTTCAGCATCATCCTGTGTTTGAATATATGGTGTATCTAATGTAAAATCATTATTTCCATAAATCATCCTACTTGTTTTTATGTTGTCAAACTTTTCTTTTTTAACAAGAGTAGATGTAATTTGAGAAGGTCCAGTTATTTGTGTATCTGATAAATTACTTCGTTTTTTAAAATATTCATCTACAGTTAGTTCATGAGTAGTATCTTGCGTAAAAGTAATTCCTTGAATTTTTAAATAATTTCCACTTGTTTCATCAAGATTAAGGAAAGTATCTGTAGAATTAAATATTAAAAACTCAGCCCCGTATGAATCTGCATAAAATCCAGAAAGGCTATATCCTTTATTTTTATTTACAGTTGGTGATACTTGAGCATAAAGTGCTGGATATGCACGATCATATTTAATATCAAAATACGCACACTCTCTCATTATTGATCCAAATTCATCAAAATACATATTATATTTTGGTGGCTGTTGAGCACTAATACCAGATAAATAGGTTGACTGAACAATACCGCTCATAGCATATTTTCTAAGTGATTCGCTAACACTTATTTCTTTATCTCCAAAAACTGAAGACAGAGTTTCTCCTACAGTAAATACACTATTTTGAGAATAGTTTTCTGATAATGCATAAACATTTTCAAACATTAATCTTGATGATCCACGAACAAAAAGAGCCATGTTATTATATACTGGTAGTGGATCTGGATCATCTACAACCTGAATTAGTTGATTATTAATATATAAATAAAATCTTCTTATTTTTCCTATATCTTGATACTCTATTGCTAAATCATAAACTGTTACATCTTGTTCTGTGGTCATTCTAGACTGACCAGTAAACCCTCCATCATCAACAAGAATTTTTGAAAGACCGCCCCAAAGTTTAATTGGAACGGCATTTGTGTTTGACGCTTCTTTTCTTACTTTATAAAAAACAATATTATCAATAGATATAGTTGATTGGTTATTTTTATCTAACTTTAAATATGACTCTACGTTATTTTCTGTCAATGCAACTATTTCAAAATAATATCCATTATTAGTTTCTGGATTAAGAAGAATAGATAATCCTCCAGATGCTCCACCAATAGTTGAATTTTGATTTGGACTAACTTCAGAAACCTGATAATAACCTGTGCTTCCATTAGGAGTTTGACTACGATTTTCATTATTATCAATTTTTCCAATAATGCGAACTCTTGTTCCAAAATGTCTATAACTATTACTAAGTGGTTTATAAACATAGGAGACCAAATTTAAAGGAGTTTCTGTTGCTGTAAAAGATGGACCACTCATAACAAATGCTGACGACTGAACAGTTCCAGTTTCAGTTGATAATGATTTATTAACAGATGTTTCAGTTCCATAACTTGAAGACATAAAGTTTTTAATTGTTCCGCTTCTTGAGGTTTGTCTGGCTTTTGTATTATTAACTCCTGCTGCTCCAGTTGTAACTGGTGGTAGAGAAATATCCCCTAATAAATTTGTTGTAAATAAAAATTGTGACTTCATTTCACAACCTCTTACGTAGTCATTATTTGACCAATATGGATCTATTCCTGCGGTATGTGATGAAATTGTAGTTCCAAATTGTGCACGACCATGTTCATAAACTATACCATTTTGCAATCGTGTAATACCATCAACTGTTTCATAAAATGGAATAGCGTGAATTCTTACAAGACCAGTTGGATAGATTTTTCCATTAAATGGTAATGATGAAAAATAATTTTGATATTCTTGATTATTTCTAATCCAAACATTACTGCTGCCTTGTCTGTGTGAAGATCTCCATAATTGAATCTCTTCTCCTTTTTCAGCCTCAGTAATTTCTCCATTTGCAACTTTTTTATCTAAATTGCTAATAAAACTTATTGGAGCCAACCTTCCAGGTAAAACAATTTCTGGTGAAGATTCTGATAACGATCCATCAGATTGGATTGGGTACCACACTGCAAGAGTAACGTTGTACTGTACAGCATCATACTTAATAATTTCGCCATTAGAATAAAAATAACCTTGGTTTCTTGTTAACCAATAAACATTTTCCCCTAAGTCTATAACGTTATTTGTAATTATATGATTTACAACTATTGGAGCAACTGCAGTTAAATCTGAGTTTAATGGCATTGCACCCAAAACATACTTACTCTGTTTAGATACAACCTCATTTATTGTTTTGGCTGAGTCAATTCCTGACACTTCCCATAAAAGAGATGGTTTATATACCCAAGTTTTTTCTTTATCTATCATACTTGACTGACGAAGAGATCCATAAGATCTTTGTATATACCTAGTTGTATAGTTTATTTTACCGTTATTGTATACTTTTTTATCTTGAGATGAGATTGAAATAATGTTTGGTAGTGTTCCAGATGTTTGATTTTCAATAATTCCACTATCAAATTGATTATTTGATCCTGATAAAATTATATTAAAATCTCTATCATTTTCTGATGGAAGCATATAATTTTTACTCATTATAATAAAGTTATTATATTCATCAAAAAACATAGCGCTTTGAGTTGATACTGCTAACTGATTTAAAACCTCTGCTACTGTTTGATCTGGAGCAATAAAGAAATATGGGATTATAGGATCTGGCTCATTTGTTGTTCTATAAAAAGAGTAATTGCTAAATCCAATATAATCAAGAAGCATGCTTATTGCAAAACTAAGAGATGCTTCCGTAACTAGCATTCTTGGTGCAGGCATAGACTCTAAAAAGAAATAAAAATCTCTTAATGTTATTTCTAATGTTCCAGCAGTTATATCAGCCTGTGGCATTCCGTCAGAATATAAAGTTTTAATAGGAACCCAATAATCAAACCCATCAACATCCATTATTTTTTCATAAAAACTAAATTTAATATTTTTACGAACATATTCATTTATTATACTATCTAGATTGTTATCATTAAATGCTTGATCGTCATCAAACAAAGAGATACTTCCAGTTGAGGCTAATAGTTGTCCTACTGGTAAAGCAGAGTTTCCTAAATCTGAAAGAATTTTTTTTACATTGTAGTCTATTACTTTATCTGATATGTCAACAATTAGTCTTGGAGACATTTCAATTAAATCAAATGTAGAATCAAACTTATTCATTCTTTCTACAACAATTCTTATTCCACGAATATTTTCAAACTCTCTATAGATTTTTTTACCAGTTGTTGTTTCTTCAAAAAATAGAGGATCTGTAAGGTTAGTTACAAAGCCAGTTGTATGATTAACTTCTTCAGTACCCAAAAACCATCCATAGGCTGGTACAAATGTTTCGTACGTTTCTGTATCTTTATTCCAAACATGATATGTTCCAACCTCATTATCGTTTTCAATAACCAAGTATGCATTTCCACCAACAGAGGTAAGTGGTAGCAATGTGTCGGAAGGAAGTGTGGATATAAAGGTAAAGGTTTGCTTAAATTTTTCTGGAATATTAACTACTCCATATTGCAACTCAACATACCCATTATGAGAAATAATGGCTGAACCATTTTCACGTAAATCATTTTCATTAAATCTATAGGCATCAATCCAATTGTTTTCATTAAGAAATTGAATTTTCCATCTTGACGGAGTTGTTTTATTGTTATCTCCAAAGAATGGGTCTGCAAAACTTTTAGATATATCTGTAAAATCTCCTAAGTCAACATCTCCAACATTGGTTTGCATCTTAACAATAATTCTATTTGCTGGTACATTTTTTTTATAAACTACAAATGGAACAGTGTCATCTATTAAATAACTACCATTCAATATTGTTTTTGCAATTCCTCTTTCAATACCATTTTCAGTTCTAAAAGATGTCCAATACTTAAACTGATCATATCTTGATGCCATATAATATCTTGGACGTCTTGCAAAATCACTGCCAGAATTTGATAAATATTTTCCTTTAAATGCTGTTGCTTTATTAATGCCAGACCTTGGTCTAAATGGCTTAATACAGTCTTCTAAAGAATATAACAATTTATTTTTTTCTTTAATTGAAGTAAATATTTGTGGAGTGTTATTATCTTGAAGTCCACCATCTATTACAACATCTGCATCTGTTGCTCCAGTATAGTAACTACCAGCATCAGCACTGTCAAATGTATTTGGTAAAGTTAAAAATTGTGAATTTTGCTCTTGTGTTCTATATCTATAATTACCTAAAGTAAAAACATTATCTGGCATATTCATATTCCATTCAGCCAAAACTAATGACTGAGTTTTAATTACTGCAGATGTTTCAAGGTGATTTTTTAATTCAGCACTTTCAAACATTTAAACTTCTTCCAGTGTTACCGATATGTTCCAAAGATCATGATTAGTGGCACCACGTTTTACAACTGAATAGTTAAAATCAGAAAAATAAACCTGAATGATCTGATTGTATCTATTTAAACCATTATATTTATAATCTTGACCATCTAAGTTTGTATATTTATCGTATGCCAAATACATCCAAAATGGACCTTGATGATTTTCATACCATTCAAGTAACTCTACTCCACCTGCTCCGCCATCTGCAGTATATTCACTAGTCGTTCCTTTATCTGGTGATAATCCTGTTGATTCGTTAAAATCTGCAAGTTCTGAATACCCTCGTGAAGGCAGTAAGTTCCAAGAAACAGACATACTTAGTTTATCTGCAATATGAAAAGAGCGCATACGACCATTAATTGTTCTTTGGCGCTGCTCAATTCTTTGGGTATTAAATTGCATATCTCCTCTGTTATGATCAGACAAAATAACAAATTGATCTAATAGATTTATATCTGTTTCTTCTGTGTTTGCCCCAACCTCTATACCATTAGGCACATATAAGCCATTAGAGAGGTATCCAGGGTTGTTTGCCCACAGTATGCTCTGTGGTCTTGCATATCTTCTTCTACCCGTTAAATAAGCGCTGGTGGCCATTATTGTCTTTGTCCTCTAACTCTTTGTGCATCAACATTTTTAATTTCTTTCATTACGGCTCTTGCAATATCGTTGGCATTTGCACTAGCACCATTAATGCTGAACCCTAAATTATAATTATACACTGCCGTTGAGTTATCGCTCATAGATGTAGAAATATTATTTACTGGAACCTGTGAAACTCCTCTATTGCCAATCATTGAAGGATATTTTGATTCATTTAACATTGACAACATTGGACCAAATTGTTCTGTTGCCCTTCTATTCATTATAAACTCTCCAGGAGTTAGCATTGTTGGAACGGTATCTGATCCTATACTTCCTCCACGAGCCATATATTTAGGAACCATTCCACCCATATTCATTGACTTAATTTTTCCACCATACATTTTTCCTGGTATCTTAATTATTTGACCTGGTCTAATTAAATTTGGATTAGAAATCTGTGGATTAGCCTTAATTACATCTGAAAGTTTTACTCCTGCTTTTGCTGCAATTCCACTTAATGTATTTCCAGATTTTACTGTTACTGTTGAGCCTGTCTTTGTAGTGGTTGTTGTAGTGTTTGACCCTGTTACATTACCCGCACCAGTATTTCCTGATCCACCACCAAATCCAGAGAAACTTGCTAAATTTTGTTGAGCAATTAATGCATCGTTTAATGCTTTAGCAAGAGATGCTGCATTGCCTGCTTGCTTTAAAAGTAAATCATTGAAAGGAATTCCCGCTGCCTCTGCTGCCTTAATTAAATCATCAAGTTCATCAATATCTTTCTTTGTTTGTCCAGAATAAAGTGCTCCGTCTTTTAGTGTATTAACTTGTAACTCTAAAGATTTAATATTTCTATTTGTTGCCTCAATTGAAGCCTCAACTGTTTCTTTTTGTGTTTGTAATGTTAACAGTTTATCTCTTTCAATTGTGCTAATTTGTAATTGAAGTTCTTTGTTTTGTTTTTCAATTTCAAGTCTTCCTAATGCTGCTATTTTAGAATCACGACTAGTTGTTAAGGCATCCTTTTGTTTAGAAACAGCAGATTGTGCCTGTTGTGCTCGTAATTCTTGTACAGCAAATGCTGCTGCAGAAATATCTCCACGAGTTAAAGCATCTGCAATAGAAATTCTTTGTCTTTGAGTATTAGCAATGTCTTGATTAATTGTAGCAATTTTATCTAAAGCATCTATTTGCTTATTATATTTTTCATTAATTATATCTTCTTGCATAGATATTTTTTCAAGAGCAAAATTATTTGCATCAATTATTGCTTGAATTGGTTTGATTTGAGTAGCGGTAATATTATCAATTGCATCATTAATATTTTGTAAATTTTGTTCTTGAGTTCTTAGAGCATCATTTTCTTTTTTAATTTTTGGAGCAAACTCCATATCAATAAGTTTTTCACGTAAAGTGGCTTGTGCTTGAGCCTTTTCTAATTGTTGTTTAAATAGATTAGGGGCTTCCATATATTTAGATTCTGCATCTGCTTGTGCCTTTATTGCTGCTTTATATTCATTTACAAGTTTAATAAGATTTTTTAATGCTGTACCCTTGCCATTTGTTATTATTAAAGACGCAATTGCTGCATCATTTGATAATTCTGTTGCAGTAGCCTCATCAATCTGAGCATTACGTAAAATTATAAATGCATTGGTTTGTTCTTTAATTGCTTTTGTTTTTTCTTGTAAAGCATTTAACTTACCAATGTTTCCAGGATCATTGGCTTGATCTTGTGAATTTTTTTCAGCCTGAGTAACTTTTGTAATTGCACCAAAAAGTTCATCGTATAATCTTATTAATTCTTTTCTACCTCTTTGTTGATCTTCATAATCTGACGACTGAAGTAGTTTAAAAAGACCACTTTCTTTATTTACAACTCCAGCACTAAGTAATGCAAATACTCTCATTTGCGTATTTATACCTTTTATATTTGCTAAAAATGGTGCTGCATCTATATCAAGTTTTTTAAATGTTTCTAAAAGCACAAGCCTTTGAGTTTCAGTATTAAGATTTTTCGTTGTTTCTAAAATTCCAAACATGGTTGCATTAAAGTCTTCTCCGCTAATTAAACCACCTTTAAACATTCCAACAGCAGAGTTTGAAACTGAAGATATTGTTCCAGCAAGATCTGAAAGAGATTTTTGAGAAGCATTTGTTAATTCTTCCATCCTAAAGCCACGACCAAATAATGCATTCTGTAATCCACTTAAAATTCTTTCACTTCCAGTTAATCTAGTTTTTAAATTTCTTTCTAACTCTGTTACAATTGGAGCAATTTGACTTTGAAGTCCTTTTATTGATTCTGCAGAAAAATCTAAAGATTTAACATCTAACTTAACACTTGTTTTTCCAGCCTCTTCACGAAGAGCGTCTATGATTGTTTGAACTTGCTCGCTAGCAAAACCTTGTGCTTTGAGATTAAGTGCAAGAGTTGTAAATGCTAAACTTGCTTCTTTTGCTGTAGCAGAAGAAAGTGTTTTAATAGTTGAAGCAAATTGTTTTTGGAATCCTTGATCTGCTCTTAATGTGTCTCTTGCAGATCTGGTAGTTTTTCCAACAATCTCTCTATTTCTTCCTTCAAATGGTAGTTTAGTTGGTACTATTCCAAAAAAGTCTCCAAGAGTTTTTACTTGATCTGTGGTTGTTTTCATTGCATTTGAAAGACCATAAATATATTCTAGTTCTTTTTTTCTTGCATCATTAACAAGTTTTATTACTCCCACTCCAGCAACCAAAGCAACAGATGCAAGACCAAAAGCAACTCTAAACTTTGAAATAAGTCCTATAATTTTTTGCCCAGTAAGCAGTTGTAAAACTGAAGAAAGAGCAAACATAGGACCACTTATTTGAAATAATATTTCAGAAAATTTTCCTAAATTTCCACCAGCCATTGATGCAATACCAGATAATGCGGATAAAGCAAATGTGCCACTCATAAATGCTTTATTTAATGAATTCATTCTTGTATTCATTGCTTCGGTACGTTTTAGTTGTTGAGTTGAAAGCAGTTGTTCTCTATTTCTTCTTGCCTTTTCTGTTATTTGTGATAATGGAATTCCTGGTCCAGTTGATCTTGGTGCTTGTCCAACTGCCCCTCCTGGAACAAATAGTCCAGACGCTGTTTGAACCATTCCAGAACCAAGTTGTTGTCCAACTCTTTTAGCATCATCTACATAGTCCTGTGCTCCAGAAATAAATCCTTGTGCAATATTTGCTCCAACCATCTGTGTTTCTCTTGATGGAGATGCAACTCTGGCTTCTTTAATTGCTCCCTCTGAAATATTTTTTGTAATTGCTTTTGTTACTTTTGCACCAATATCTCCAAGATATGGAGTCATTTGCTTTGTTAATTCTTCCGCACTTGCAGTAACTGATGTTGTAATGTGTGACATTGTTGCAACTTGCCACTGATTTAACATAGGGTCTAGCGTTTGGAATGACTTTACTGTTTTTCCTCTGCTTTGTGAAAAACGTTCTATTTGACGGAATGCTTCTGGATTTTGTCCCATTGCAAATTTTTGTGATGCTGATCTTACTCCTCTATATGATCCTGCAAAAGTAGTTCTTCCAATTCCACCCATAGATCCAGAGCCAACTCCAACTGGTCCAACTGTTCTTATCTGATTAACAGCATTTTCAAGTGCAACGTCAATGTCTTTTCCAGCAATCTTTACTCCTTTTGCTGCATCACGCAATGCTGGAACAACAATTCCTTCAAGGTCTGCATCTTTAATAAACTCTTTTCCAGATTTATTTAAAGCATCTGTTGCTGTTTTTGCAAAAAGATCTGCTACTGTAGCAAATTCTGATTTAAACTTAGGGTTATTTATTCCGACTTTAATATCTCTTGCAATAACTGCAAGTAGTGGACCCATAACTCCACCACCAGCACCGCCTATATATTGTGAAACACCAGAAGTAGAAACACCTTTTCCACCAATCTGACCCATAAGTGTATTAATTGATTCTGGTAAAAACATTGTAGCATTTTTAAAACCTTTACCAACTTGGAATCCAGGGATATTGTCGGCAATCATTCCATTAATTAATGGTGCATATTTCTTTGCCATATCTGTAGGAATAACTGCTTCTCCTGGAGATAGCATTGCTGGAACTATATCTCCTGCACCCTTTGGTCCTGGAACTGAAACAATGCCGCTTGCCAATCTTCTAGCACCTCTTCCTGGCATCATCATTCCAGGATTATTCATTGCAAAGTTTCTTGCTGCTCCTGCTGCTGATGTATATGCTGCTATCAGTTTATTTATTTGGGTTACTTCAGCAGTAAATGTTTGTGTTAAGTTTGCATGTGTTTGATTAAGTGAGTGTGCTGCTGCTGCTGCATCTAATTGCTCACTTGTCATATACTGGGTTTGTTCTCCAAGTATTTGTGTTTGTCCAGTTAATCTTTGATATCCTCCACGAAGGGTTAAGAATAATTTAATGATATTTGCTATGCCGTTTGCAAGTAAACCAAATGTCATAAGTAGTACTGGACCAATTGCACCAATACCAACGGTAAGAAGTGTGATTAATCTTTTTGTTCCTGCAGATAAATTTCCAAACTTTTCTAGTACATTTCCAACAAATTCTACAATTGGAGTTGCTGCTTCTAAAAATGCTTGACCAACTGGGATAAGAGCAACTTTAAGATCTTCTACAGTTTTCTTAAATTTATTCATTGCTGAATCTGCAGTCATTCCTAATTCTTGTTCAGATAGGGCAGATAGTTCTTCTACTGATGAATTTGCTAAATTAAGAACACGAGCAGCCTGATTTCCATCTTTGGCAACGTTGGCAAACAATGTTGATAAACGAGCAAACTGGAACTTACCAAACATTTGTTCAATTGCTCTTGCTCTTGCTAGTGGATCTAGTTGATTTAATGCTTGAGCAAATCCAATCACAGTTGCTTTTAAATCACCTTTATTTTTTTCAACAATTGCAGTTGCATTAATTCCATATGAAGCAAGCATTTCTGATGCTTTTTTAGTTGGATTAATTAATGCTGCAAGGCCAGACTTGAGTGCGTTAGCGCCTTCCGATGCATTAATTCCACCTTCTTTCATTGCTGCCATAAAAAATGCTAAATCTTTTACATCTCCACCAAGTTGCTGAATTACAGGAGCAACTTTTGGAATTGCTGTTGTAATATCATCTAAAGATACAACGGTTTGGTTTTCTACTGCGTTTAAGAAGTTAATAGAATCTGCAAGTTTTTCAGATGACATACCAAAAGCATTTTGTAATGAAATAGTGGTTTCAAGAGCCTTTTGACTATCAACCTGACCAAGAATAGACAAACGTGTTGCTTCTGTTGTTTGACGTTGAAGATCTAGACCAGAAAAACCTGCTGCTGCAGCCTCTGCTGCTAAACCAACAGTTGTAGAAACTGCCACACCATACTTAGTAAACTGCTTTCCTAATTCTGTAATATTATCTAGCGCTGCCTGGGTTTCTGCTTGTGGTGTAAATAAATCTCCATATACTTTTCTAAACCTTAAAGCCTGTGCTTCCATATCCATAAAGGTTTTTGTTGCTGCAGTTCCAACTGCCATCAATGGTAGTGTAAAACCAACCATCAACTGACGACCAGCCCATTGTGTATTCTTACCAAAATTTAAAAGATTGGTAGATCCTTGTTTCATTAATTGATTAAATAATGCCTGTTTCTGTGCTGCTATCTGAACCTTAGTTGTATAGTCATCCATATTCAATTGCGTTGGCATAACAGCAATTGCTCTCATTGCACCGTTGGTATCACGGCCCATCTTAATATACTGGGTTTGTAATCTCTTTACACGTTCTTCGGCTACCTTGCCAATTGTGTCAAACTCTGATTTAAATAATCTACCAAATGTTTTTGTAGAGGCTCCCGCATAGCGGAAGTACTCACGCATTGAAAATTTATTTTTTTCTAATGAATCTGTAAACGATTCTGCTGATGTTTTAACTAAACGCATCTCGGCAGTAAATGCACCGATAGCATTAATACTATTTAAAAGATTTTTCTGTAAACCCTTTTGAGCAAGGGCTGCTGCTTCACTTGATTTGGCTATTGAGGTGTGAAATTGAGATATCTGACGTTGTAATGCTTTTAGTTGTGCTAATGCATTAGACGAATCAATATTAATGTCAATATTAGCATTAACATCAGCCATTTAGTTTCACACCTCTTTTAAATTATTCAGCCATAGTTACGCCAAGAACGTCTGAAACTTCAGCAAG